CTATAAAATTATCTATTGATGCATATTTATAATGACGAAAAAATAAAATATACGGATATCTAGAATTAGACATATGTTATATTACATTATTATGGCTTTAATTACATTTGAAACAATAATCTATTTGGTTATTTGATGCCGATAATACCGGATTTTGAACGAATTCGTTATATTTCAAATATTCACATATTTCAATAAATAGGTCTTTAATATTTACATTATAATTATAGTAATGCAGCAACATTAGAAAAGTGTTTGTTAATACACCTACCTTCTTTTGTAAAAAAACATTGTATTTTTCCATACTCAATTGGGTATCTTCCGAACCACTAAGAGCATAAATGTGTTTATTGATTACGTTGTTGTTTATATTTATTAATGATAAACTCTTACTATCATTCGCATAATGATACGACCAAGGTAAATCGCATATACTTCCACTATGACAACAATCTAATAGCAAGAACAAATTACATTTCACATTTTTTATTATAGCGTATATTTCATCATCTAATATTACACCTTTCGTTTGGAAATCATATGGTATCATAACACTATCTATGTTTGTCAATTCATCATTTGAACGGTCTCGTCTAACAGAACCGTGTCCGCTATAATGAAACCATAGCTCGTCTGTTTCTTTGCTGTTGTTTATAAATTCATTTAGATGATGTAATATATTATCATTTGTAGGAATGAAATCATCATCATTTACATCCTCGTGTAGCATAGTTATATTTTCTGTTTCAAATCCCATCTCGTTTATTAACATATCACGCATACGAAAAATATCATCTATGCAACCTGTTAATTCACTACCTTCGATTCCTTTATAATTTATTCCGATTAATAGAGCGATTTTCATAATATTTTATTTGTAGAAAATATTATTTACAAAACAAATAATACAAATGTAATATCACAATTTAAATTATAACCACATTGTATATAAATGGAAAATTCTAGTTCTGCTACTAGTAATATAAAAATTCCATCAGAACAAATATTCAAAATACATTATCTTGATTATAGTGGCACTGAAAATAAGATAATTCTTTTTGCCAATAGCAATCAACCTTTCAATTTAAATGAAATCTTTAGCGAAGATGAGATAGTAAATATCAATCTAAAGAATATTGAGGTGGTGTTTTCGTCACAACAAATTTATACAGATGATACAATACGAACTATAAAAAAGAAAATTATAACAGAAATTGGCAAAAATGTAATTTCGTATCCAGAATTGTATCTTTTTTCGAAAGTAGATAGTGACACAACATTATTTCAAATATATACTTCTATTACACGTGATAATAAAATCCCATTTACACATGTTATGCTAGGACAATTATTAACCAATTTAGGTATTGACGATAAGGAAATCCTTGATAAAATACCTATACAAGACAGTTATACATATATTGATTTAACCAAATATTTATCTGATTTTGACGGAAAACAAGAATTATGGAAACCGGTCGGACCCAAATTCACAAATAACAATATTGATTATTTGTTCCAGGCAAATCCATATAATATATTAAATGCCGATAATAATCCTTTCTATCCTTCCAATGAAAATCCTCTTATTTCTTTTGAGAACAATGTTTTATTGTCATATGGAGATTTGATGAAAAATGTCATTTATGCAACTTCTGTGTCTGATGTTCTCGAATATGCCAAAACAATTCAATTAGATGATGAATATGTAATACCTTTATATTTTCCATTGTTAGAAAAATCCAATGTCTTTACTGGAAATGATGTCGTTCAAAACAAACAAAAATTATTAGCCGAGAACGATAAACTTTATGATAAGAGTTTTATAAAAGTCGAAGAAAATTTACATACGGTTTATGACTTATATAATAACAACTCTCGGGATGATATCAAATATTCTCAAAATGGCATACAATTTGTGGATTTTACAATTCATCCCCAATCCAAAATAAAACTACCTTTGGATGTTTTATTCAAAAATATGCACGCTACAAAGAAGATTCCTTTTATCAAATACAACCCTGGAGCCAGATTTGAAAAAATGTATAGAGCATATTCGGAAGATATTACGAAAACAGGACAACAAATTCCGTTTTTATCAAAATCGAATGTTATGAACTATTCCAAAAATATTGGTAAGGTATTACAGATTTCATTAGTCGTTCAGAGTTCTCTCCAAAATAAGGTCTTTGATGTAATTATTAGTATCAATCAAAACGGAAATATTGATGTATTATGTGATTTTTCATTAAAAGAATTGGAAACTCCTAGAAATATTACTATGTTTGCATTACCAAGTGTTACTGAATTGGAAAACTATTTAAAAGATATTGTTAACGATACCATTGAAACATTAAATACCTATATAAGTAATCTTGGTTATAAATTACAAAAGTTTTCCAGTTTTAATCATAATAATGTTGAAATCAAAAATATTCATTATAAATTATGGTCTCCTCTAACGCAAAATATTTCTCTTAATGAGAACTATCCTTGTCTTACCAATATGTTTGAAATTCAGGAAGTTGAAAAAGACGCTATTCAAATGAGGTTCAAACGTGTGAATAATTATACCCAGATGAATGCTATCAATTCTATGATTACGGAAACCTATAAACGTTCTAATAATGAAAGAGAAGTTGTAAATGCACTGATGATGAATTACGACCTTACCGAACAACAAGCACTTCTTGAATTTACCAAGTATTTAAATGATTTTACTCAAATTAACGGTCAATATGTAAATAAAAATATTGATATTGTAGAAAGTCCTGGCTTTTCTGTTGAATTGGGTAAGTTACAAACTGGGCTTATACTACATATCGATGTTACCCAAATTACAGATATACGTTATATTGGGTTATTAAATATATATTTTGAAAGTTTCTTGCGGGTTTCACAAAATATTGGAACAAAGGGTATAAGCAAAACTAGAATCAACCAATTATGTTCTAAAAAATATGACAGTGTAAAAGAACCTACTATTGAGAACATTATTATACCTAATCAAAAAATTGTGAATCCCATAGTTGATACTGAAAATATTGACATAGAAGAAGACGACGATGAAGATGAAGATGATGAAGATGGTATTTTATTTATGGATGATGATGAAGACGACGACGAAGACGAAGATGATGAAGTCGATTATGACGCTGAAGGAGGAGCTAAATTAAAATCAAAATCGAAAGCAAAAATTACTGACCCCAGAAAATATTTATTTGATAAACTGAAAATGTTAGAACCCGATTTAATACTATCTAAACCTATGGGTAATTATAAAGCATTTTCCCGTGCTTGTCCGAGTAATATTATGAGACAACCTGTTATTCTTACCAATGAAGAAAAGACACAAATCGATAAAAAAAATAGAAACGCATACAATTATGCCCTTCGATATGGCTCAAATAAGGAAAATCCTCATTGGTTCATATGCCCTCGTTATTGGTGTTTAGACAATAATCAACCTCTGACTAAAACACAAGTAGATTCCGGTGTATGTTCTGAAAATGTATTCGAATTTACTGACCCAAGATACCACGTCGATAAAGATGGCAAATACGTTCATCATAAACCCGGATTTTTACCTAATGATACGCACCCGAAATACGGTGTTCCTTGTTGCTTCAGTAAAGATTGGAACTCTTCCCAATTAGAAGAACGTAGAACTAAATGGGGAATAACAAATAACGATATTGATTTACCAAAAGGCACTAATTGGGAAGAAATTATAGATGGCACTCAAACCGAACTAACCGGTGTTATTGAAGCAAAAGATGAAACTATCGCCGAACAAACTTTAAAATCGCAAAAACAAGTTGCTCGTGATATAACCACTATTAAATACTTTTCTAATTTATCCTTATTTGAAACACCTGGTTCATGGGTTTTCTTACCTCGTTCCGTTCAATTGTTTATGGACGTGAATTATCAAAATGTTCTTATGCCCGAAAATCAACAAAAAATCAAGAACAATCAAATCGCATATTTACTATATACGGTTGAACGTAAATATAAACAATCATTTATTGGCTGTCTGGCTACAATATATGCTGATATGCGTAATGTCTCCACGCCGTCTATTAATGAAATGAGAAACATTATTGCGGATTCTATTACATTAGATATGTTTTTACAATATCATAATGGTTCCTTAGTTTCTACATTCCAACCAAAACGATTCCGTGTCAATAATGATTTCTTAAATCAACATCATAATAGCTTGTTTTATCAATCATTAGATGAGGAAAGCGAACAACAAATGGATTTTTACGAATCCACTGTCGCTTCCTTTCAGAAATTTTTAGAGTATTTACGTGATGATGATTCCTGGATTGATTACGTTTATTTGTGGGATATTATTACAATGCCGAATCCAGGGTTATTTACAGAAGGTTTGAATCTCGTTATTTTAAGCGTTACTGACAATGATATTACCGATAATGTTGAAGTTATATGTCCTACTAACTCCTATAATTCTAAAATATTCAATAAGGATAAAAATACACTCATATTGGTGGAGCAAAATGAATATTATGCTATTGTATCTCAATATGATAACACGGAAAACAATAGTATTAAACGCACTTCTACATTCAAATATGAAACGAACTTACCTCAAATTAAACAAATTATGAAAAAAATACAAAATACTAATAAATATTGTAAACCTCTACCAAGTATGCCAAAAGAGTATAAATATAAACAAAATCTTACTGCTAACAATATACTCGATATTTTAAACCAACACGATTTTATAGTTGATTATCAAATATCTAATTATCGGGGTAAGAATATCGGATTTATGATAAGAATTTCAGACGAAAATACCAACACTCTTTTTATTCCTTCTTCTCCTTCATCTATTGTTGATAATATAAAAGTCAAGTATATGGATAAGATTGACTGGAACGATTATGTTACCACTCGTGATCTTCTTATTCAAATTAGCGAAAATACGGAAGGTAAGATTTTATGTAAACCATTGTTAAAAATTGTCGAAGATGAACTTATTGTAGGTATATTAACCGAAACAAACCAAGTTTTACAAATTAATCCTCCTATTCCAAATGACATTGATGATGGTATTGATATTATTAAGGTGAAAGGATATAATGACTATTATAAAGCGGATAAACAAATTCAAACGGTAAAATATGAGGATAAACAGCGATATGAGGTTGTTCGTAATATTCGTCTTGAAACCCAGTTTTATTCCTCTTTTAAAACTACTATTCGCATACTTTTAAATGACCCTTCTTATATTACGTTACGAGACCAGCTATTGGAAGTTATTAATAACAATCGCTACTTATATCGTATTAAACTTCAAAAAATAGAAATATTAATCAAACATCTTGTTCGTAATACAGTATCTTTTGATGATATTGATGAGAATGTATTAAAGAGTATTGAGAACGTGGATACATGCACTAATAATAAAACACCCTATTGTATTGTTAAGAACAATAATTATCAACTTAGTATTCCTAGTAAAAATTTAATCACTGGTATTGATAATGAAAAATTATATTTTGCTCGAATTGCGGATGAACTTGTTCGTTATAAACGTGTTCGTTTGTTTATGATGGAGCCTAAAAAGTATTTAAATATCGGAACTGTTGATTATAAGGTCAATCCAGACGAGGTTATTTTATTACAGTCTGTTTTAACCGACGAATATTGGGAAAATATGGAGCCTTTCTATATGAATTCATACATTAGCAATCTTAACTATGATAATGCCGACCCAAATGTATCACAAAAATATTCCTCCGAAGTCTCATTAAAACAACAAGACGATGCTGAAACTGAAGGGAATAAAAAAGAAACCGGTATGTTATGTATTAAAGATGAAAAAAATGAAGTTATTGGAAATAATAACAGCAAATGGAAGACAATATTCCCTTCCGATTCAAGAGAAACTATTTTTACTTGTTCTCGTGTTTGTGGTTATAATTTAATTAAAAGCATATACAATACTCATTTTAATCAAAATATCACGATTGATACATTGAAAAACACTCTTATTTCACAATATAACCACTACATCGGACAACATAAATCTAAAATATTCAATATTTTACGGAAACAAAATGGTAAAAATGCTATGATAAAACGTGTGGAACAAAATAAAATGACTTTGGAAGATTTGATTATTAGTGAAGAATATTATATAACTAATCTTGATATGTGGGTTTTGGCATCTTATTACAAATTACCTATTATGTTATTTTCCCAATCACCTCTTGAAAATTTACATTTGAATGTTGATTGGGTACTATTCGGGGGTAATTACGAAAAAGACAAATTCTTTTTTATTCGTAGTCCCGCTATATCTACTACGTGTCCGGAATATAAAATGGTAACACCCGAACGACCTTTATACGATTTGAATGGGTTTGTCGATGTTTTTGAAAATTCAGAAAATTATATTAATAACATTATGGATTTTGAAAGTTATTTGAATCAAGTTTCTTTGGTTTTTGAGTAGAAATATATAATATTTTGTTGTTGAATATTTTGTGGGTTTTGAAAAGAATATAATAAAAAATATAGAATATTTTATTATATGAGTTGTTATAGTAATAAATCAAATATATTATGTAAAATATTGAAATACTACAGCAATACCAGATTGTCCCGCATAACCATCATTTGAACCTTCATTACCACCATTACCACCATTACCATAACTAGTCTCGTTTAATATGTTTAAATTGTTTGTTATATTTCCACCCTGCATCCCGGTTAAACGTCCATATTCGTTGACATTACTACCAGTTATAGATACTTGTGGAATAGCATCAGCCCACTCACCCTCCTCCGATGACCCTACATTAGTGTATAGTGTTACATTATTATGACATGTTACCTCACCCGCCTTTCCTCCGCTAAAATTGTAGGTATTCGTTTTTTTTGAACCATCACTAGTATCCCAATACTCCCCTCTAACATGACCCTTAGTCCAATCCCAGTAATCGGGATATATATAAGCAAAACCACCAGTACCTGAACCACCACCCCAACCTTTTATTAATTCAGTGCCTGTATTACTGGTTATATAAGTATGATTTCCAGCTACACCTTTCCTGCCATTAGCCGCACTACTACTACCGTGCTTAGCACCACCTGAACCACCACTACCTATTACAATATTCATTTCAGTTAAAGTATCAAAATCACTTTTATTCAAAATTCCAAATCCTATACCACCAGTAGCACCACCAGAACCAGCACCCATATAAGGTCCGTTGCCATCATAAACACCACCCGAACCACCACCTCCACCTCCTCCTATTACAAATAATCCAACTTTCGTCCAGCCTGGTATTAATTTTACATTGTTCGTGTTACTAGTATAAACTTTATAATAAGGCGCAATGCGTTTACCTATATCCATACCATTTATTTTATATCCTATCGGTCCAGCAGCCGCATATGGTGAATTAGTGTATGCTGTATTTAAGGTAGAAGCATTTGTAGTATTATAATCGTAATTATTCTTCAATATTCCTTTACGAAAATATTGTAAGCCAGAGCTATTATTATTATTTTCATTAATTGTATAGCTAGAAAGAAAATCAAGTTGATTTGATGCAGTACCCGTTCTATCTATTGCGAATATATGAGAAGTATTATTCTTAACAACATAGTTAGCAAGATGATTATATACTAAAATTAGCCCTTTATCTGTAGAAAACGTACTTGTATTAGTATTAATAATTGTTTCACTTACGTTTGTGCCTTGATAATAAGGAACATAATCTTTGAATGTGGGGGGCAATTTTAAATAGGCTGGGTTATTTAATGTGGAGACAGAATAAAAAGCATTAATACCAATTGTATTAACTGAATGAGGTATAGATTGAGGACTATCCCAATTTAGAGAACCTTCAAAACACCTATCAGGAATAGTTGTAAAATTTGGATTATTTGGTAATTTAAAACTCTTCAAATTGGAACAGTTACGAAAAGCACCATCACCTATTAAAGTAACACCATCCGGAAGTATAATTGATGTTAACCCAGTTTCATTAAAAGCATTACTACCAATTGACGTAACACTATTACCAATTGTAACCGTTGCTAACTGACTAGAAAGATAAAAAGCATAGTTACCAATTGTTGTGACACTATCCGGAATATCAATAGAAGTCATATTCCAGTTTCCCTTAAATGCATAGTTACCAATTGTCGTAACACTAACTGGAATTATAATGGACGTCAATGCCGAATTAGTAAAACAATACTCAGGAATGGTTGTAAAATTATAATTATTAGGCAAAGTACAAGAAGTCATATTCCAGTTTGCAAAAAACGCACTAGTACCAATTGTCGTAACACTATCCGGAATATCAATGGAAGTCAGTCCCGAACGATAAAAACAATTATCAGGAATGGTTGTAAAACTTGTATTATTAGGTAAAGTACAAGAAGTCATATTAGTGGTTCTAAGAAACGCACTATTACCAATTATTATGACACTATCCGGAATATCAATAGAACTCAATCCCGAATATTGAAAACAATTATTGGGAATGGTTGTAAAACTTGTATTATTAGGCAAATCACAAGACGTCATATTAGTGGTTCCGTCAAACGCATTAGTACCAATTATCGTAACACTATCCGGAATAGTAATAGAATTCAACCCCGAACCTTGAAAACAAAACTCAGGAATGGTCGTAAAACTACTATTAGTAGGCAAAGAGCAAGAAGTCATATTAGTGGTTCCGTCAAAAGCATTAGTATTAATTGTTGTAACACTATCCGGAATAGTAATGGAAGTCAATCCCGAATTATTAAAACAATAATCAGGAATGGTCGTAAAACTACTATTAGTAGGCAAAGAGCAAGAAGTCATATTAGTGGTTCCGTCAAATGCATTAGTATTAATTGTTGTAACACTATCCGGAATAGTAATGGAAGTCAATCCCGAACCTTGAAAACAATAATCAGGAATGGTTGTAAAACTTGTATTATTCGGCAAATCACAAGAAGTCATATTAGTGGTTCCGTCAAATGCATTAGTATTAATTGTTGTAACACTATCCGGAATAGTAATGGAAGTCAATCCCGAATTATTAAAACAATAATCAGGAATGGTCGTAAAACTAC